GCCTTCAAAGTTGGCCCAGGATTCGGTACTGGCGTCGCGTGGAAAACTATGATTGGCACCAAGGTAGATGTGACGAGCGCCAAAGGCTTCGGCACGTCGTTCAATCTCATTGACGTTTTGTGCGCCTACTACAAACACAGTTGGTTGTTGATATTGCGCGGTGTGTTCAACTTCTACACCAGTGAAAATATTAGCTGTTTTGTGACCCTGACGTTCCATCTTCGGCCTTCGATTTAATGAGTTGATCTTTGAGTTGTAGTTTGAGTTTTTTCATGTCGCGTATTCGATCATGATCGGCAATGGGGTGTTTTTTCAATTTGCCTAGTTGTTTTTCCAATCTATGATGCTCACGTTCAAGTTCTTCAATACTAAGTTCTTCTATATTACTACTGTTGCTCAAGTTGGTCAAGTCTTGATTCATCTAAATCCCCTTCAGAATCCTTTTCGTCTACTTCGAAAAGGTTGTTAAACATAGTATGAGCATTGGTTGCTCGTTTGCCAGTGTGTCCTCGAGTGCCAATTATCTGCTCCCAGAGTGTCTTGTGATGGTCAACCAATGCCAAACTTTGTTGTTGATCTTTCAAAGAAAAGACTTGATTAACAATGTCTCTAACTGTGATACGATTAAATGTTTCTTGTATCAACATCGAAGGTACAATACCCGAATCGTATGCGCGATTGGCACGTTGCACTGATTCAAGATGCATCCAAACATTATGCCCCATCAACAATGCATAGGAGAAACTATCCCAACTTGTCTTGCCTTCCTTGCCAATTTTATTTAAGTCGCCGGGTTTGTACACACAGATATCTGATATCTTCAGTCGTGCGCTGATAGGTGAGTCTTCAAACTGTTTGTGAATACCATCCTGCATCACTGCATCACGGAAACTGCGTGAGTCTGTGGCATACTTCTTGTTGTCAACTGTGGGTTCCATGAAGTAATTGAACCGTCCACGATCTTCTAGGCCAATGCTGTGATACAACTGTCCATTGGCAGTGGCTAGGAATGGTGATGCACAATCAAAAGAGACAGTAAAGTCAGGATTGTGATAGCGACGCACTGCTCGCATGATGTCAGTGAGCAACAATGCCCACTCCAGCCTTGACGTGCCCAAGAAGTGCATCCAGTCATGAGTGCCCTGCTCAAGTAACCCATCGTGTATCAGTGTTACAATTCTGCGCATTACCAAGTGAGCATCACACATGTTCTGTCCGCCCATGCCCCAACCATTGAAGTGACGCCCTGGATACTGCTGGGGGTCGCAATACTGTTTCATCAGGTCATACCAGCGATCAGCTTCACCGTGATTGGCACCTTGTAAAACATTCAAGAACTTGGTGCCACCATTGTCAACACCCCGACGATGTTTAATGAAGTATTCATTGTTGTAGTGCGTGGCTCGCACGGCGTCATCATAGTCTCTGATACCAGTCTTTTCAGTAGCGCCAGGTACATGAGACGTCCATGTGGGAATATCCAGTGTCATGCCATAATCGGCCATGCCATCTAACCACTTCAGCGCAGCATCACGTTTCTTTTGTGCTCGTGGACACTTGGGATCTTTCCAATCGCCTTCCCATACACCTTTGGCAATCTGGAATCCGCCTGAGTCACACAACAAGGTAGTGTGGTTGCCCCGATTACGCATCATATCTTCTCGAGGATCGTGTTTGGTCAAATCCAAGTTAGCATGTCCTGCTGAATACAATGCCCAACGATAGGGAAACAATCCTGCTTGATCATTAAAAATGTTCAGCATCTCCATGTCAGGCAGCCCAGCAGGCATACGAGCGGCACTAACATAGGGTTCAAATCGCTGACGTCCAATATATGTGCTGTAGAAACTTGACACTGCAGGAAGGAATACAGCGTAATCCTGTTGTGCTGCAGTTAAGTCATGCTGTTCAATCATTTTGTTTGTGCAGGTATAATGTAACGATAAACAGCAATGCCAGAGTCAACTCTAATATCAGCAGCACCATCATCACTGATACGCATAGTCTTGTCTCCAGTTAAGTTCATTATTGAAATTACTTCTTTGACTGGCCATGCCCATGGGCGTTTGATTTGACCTGACACGCCAGGATGAAACACAAAGTTACCAGCATGTGTTGAATGATCACCAAAGAAGAACTTTAAATCACCGTTTTCTGTCTTGGCATTAAACAATGTTTCTTCGGCATTGGCCTGTGCCTGCATCTTGAGTTTTTGGATACCAGCGACACTGGGCTCGAATTCCACATGCCATGTGGGTTCGTTGAACTTCATGTCCTTGAGAATTCCGTTGACAATTTCTGCTGACATGAATCTAAAGTTGTTGTGAAAATCCCCGGCTGTGTTTTCAAACAGCAAGCCATCTGTGGCACCGGCCTGATCTTTTGTCAAGGTAATTTTTGCATTTTCTTTGTACTCAGGCAAGTTTAAAAGAATTTTTAACTTCCCCAAGTTAGGCATACCAAATGTACCAATGAACTCTGCCACTGGTGTATGATATCGCGCTTGCAGCACTGCCTCTCGTTTTTCAGCACAGCCTACGATAGTTGTTTCTTTGTCAGTGCCCGTGATCTTGATCAAAGCAATGCATCCAAGGTCATGGGTGTGTTCCACTAAATCAAGTAAATGATCTTTCATGTGTGTTTCTCCATTAAGTTGCAATTGTAACAGGTTTATTTAGATCGTGCTAGTATTTTGGCATTATTTTTGCCAGAGTTTGTCCGCCTCTTAGAGAGGATAGAGTTCCGGGTTTTTGTAATTCTAACCAGTGAAAATGATGTCCATCACTGTCCTGTGAGATCACCCGGAACCCTGTCTGTTGGGCATGAGCCAACACCAGTCGGCCCGGAGTATAACATGCAAAACTGTTTTCAGCCAGTTGTGTGGCTGCCACATGCTCGCAGTCATTGAATGTGAATCCAAAAATTCCACCTGGGCGTAATTTTTCAAACACTTCAGTGATATATTGCTGCAATACATCTATTGGCCGGTAGTTTAAAAAGTTATAAGCAACCACTAGATTAAATTGTCGGCTTGGCAAGTGATCCATCAATCGACATCCTTCTTCCACTGTGTAAGTTCTCAACCTACGCTGATATTCCGGCGGAAATTTATCAAGACTTGGCTGCAATAATGACAATCGCTGATCCATCAAATACAGTGGATCGCTGGCAACCAATCTCTCCACAACAGTTTCATTGCCAGGCCTAATCAACAATGCAGGATACTCCCAACTGCTGTACTTTCCAATTCTAGTAAAAATTTCATCATACAATTTGTCAGGCGTACCAAGGCTCCGGGTCAACGTGACAAAATCAGTTTCATTGTGATACATGTCTGCGTAGAATTTTCTGCTGACATCAAACAGCGGAGTCTCGTGTTCCACTATGAGTCGGTTACATTCTTCTACACCAAGGTTAAGATTGTTTTCAATAACTGTTGTGGCACTGCGCCACTGAGTGGCATTGCTCTGTATAGTTGATTCGAACTTGTCCCGCAAGAAGGAGATATCCACAAACGCCGAAAACACTGATTGAAAGTAATTTTCAAAAGCAGAATTGTGTTCGGTCAATTGCAAAGTCTGCTGCAGGCGATCACGGGATTGAAGAATATGACTTATTTTCATTCAAACGTAAACAAACTTTGAAATGTATTTTCTGTGTTGGTGGCAGCAGTAAGATCCCAGTCCAACACACCCAATAAATTATCTATCTTAGCTCCAATCACGGTGGACTCCATTTCACTGTCATCAAATGGTAGTTCTTTGAACCATGTGGGCAAATGCAACTCATCAGTGGGATAGGCAATTGATGTCCAGCCTAGGGCGTTGCCTTTGAGTTTGCATACAATGACTTTTTGTCCGTCCATGATTTGCATACTGTAGTTGTCGGAGTGCATGCGCCGCATGATGTTCCAATTCATTGCAGCACGTACATGTCCAGGCATGTTGGTTTTACCCTCACGCTCTTCGGCTTTGGCATACTTGGTGAGATTATTTACACGTTTGGGCGAACCTTTCTCCCAGCCTGGTCGTTCTTTGAACAGGTATTTGAACTCTTTGATCTTTTCAACTATGTGATCACGACTGCTGCCAGTCAACACATCATTGAGCACATCCAGTAAAAAATCTTGGATTACCTTGGGGGTATCGCTACGTTTGAGATCCAAGCCCATGACCTTGACTTTGCCAGGTTTTCCATTGACATCTGTGCGTTTGTTCTCTTTGTCAATATACAACACGGCATAGCGTTTCTTTGTGATAAACAGGCCTTTGATAGCCACAAGTTCACGACCGCCACGTATCACTTCGCCCATGTCACGCGGCACATGAAATGCTGTTTCCATGAAACCTGGGAAACTATCATTGACCTGATCAGCAATGCCATTGTACAAAGCAATGCATGTGTCTTTGTTCCATTCCATGCGGCCTTCTTCAACTTCATTTTTCAGCACTGGCCATGCTGAAAAATAACATGAGTCTGTGTCACCGTAGATGATAGTTTCACCGGTGTGATCATACTTTCCTGTGAGACATTCGTTGACGTATGCATCCATGTGTTTTGCAATGGCTCGTCCAGTGAGCGTGGTTGATTGACCAATTCGTTTATCAAAAAATCTACAACCAGGATTGAGAATAGCACCATACAAACTATTGAGATTAATTTTCTTAACCAACTGCCGTTTGTCCCAGTATTCAAATTGTGCATTGTCTTGCCCTTCAAACTCATGTGCTTTCTTTTGCATTTCTTTACGTTCAGCATACCAGCGTTTGAGTAGTCCAGGTATCACTCCTTCAGACTCATATGTGAATATAGTACCATTGGCGCTGATCATCCAGGGCTGATTTGAGTCAAACATCATGCGCCAGACCTCGGCTCCTGAATGCACAGTTTCCTCACCACTTTCCCAGTCGATGGTAATTTCAGTGCCACGCTGTTGTTCCATCACAGCCGTGTATTCTAATGTACCAAACAGCCCTTCCCAGGCCGCTGCAAAACTTGCACCACCTTGCGTTTTTTCTGCAATGTAGTGGTCGGTCATGTGTGGTCTCAGCTGCCCAATGATTGTTTCGGGCGCCATGTTAAGAGCACGGATTGCCGAAGGGTACAGCGAGTTAATGTCAATTGATCCGACCCAGTCGTGAAGACCTTTTTTGGGATAAGCAACGTAGGCACCTGCGGCTTGTGTCTCTTCATCTGTGAGCCTTTCTCTACGGTTAGGTACTACCATACCACGTTCATGCGCTTCGTTGATGATTGCCTGTTCTGTAACTGCCACAGCACCCATGGTGGTCTGTAGCAACACAGTATTTTCATGTGCCAGGGTATTGGCCAAATCTAGAAATCTCAGCTTTTTATCAATGGCAGCAAGACCATTGACGTCTTGTCGATTGTATTCAATAAATGTTTTGAAATCTTGATTGTACAGTTGATCCAACGTGCCTTCATACTTGGTCTTTGATCCTAGCTCTTCATATTCAAGAATAGCATCAAGGCTGTAACTGTGTCGTTCTTCATAGGTGTACTTGCGATACAGTTGCATATAGTCCATGTGTACACGACCCACAAGATCAAATGTAATGTTCTCTGCACCAAAGCGTTCAAATGTTCGGGACTTTGGGAATTGCCCCCAGAGGCAAAACTTGCGTGTGTCGTCTTTGCTGAGAACTCTTGTCACACGATTTACTGTGTAGGGAATGTCATAACCTTCACTGTTCCAGCCACTCAACACATCTGCATCGTCAATGAGATCTAAAAACATCGACAGCATTTCTGCTTCACTGCGAAACAAATAACAGTTGTCAAACTCGGCCACTTGTTCTTGTGCTGTTTCCCAACTCATGTGTCGCGGCGGCACTGCCATGGTCACCAGTTGGTCAAGCCAGCTCAAATAGACACTGATGGCAGTGATGGCGTTGAAAGGATCATCGGGCCGACTGTAGCCTTTTTCAGGATCAAAGTCAACCTCAATGTCAAAAAATGCAGCATGTACACGAGGTGCATCCTGTCCTTTGTAGTTGTCTGCTAGACAACGAAACACCGGATTGATATCAGACTCATAGAATCGTTTGCCGTTTTGAATACGCAGTTCCTTGCGAAACTCCTTGTTGCTGCGTGTGGAAAATCTAGACACGGGTGTGCCATAGATGCTTTGAAACTTTCCACGCGGGTCATCATAATAAAAAATGTAGTTGGCCGGATATTCTTGATATCGGCGTTCGCCGTTGAGACGTTCAACTACATGAACACGATCGCGTTCACGATCAAACAATGCGTCTATATAGCTCATTGTTTATTTTACAGTGTCTTGCCAACAGTTGTCAAGATAGTTTCCAACAACGCATGGTCTTGTTGCTCTTTACCAAATTCAGCCTTGTGTGCCAGTCTAATGGCTTTCTTCAGTACATTGGGTTTGATTTCAAGTTCTTCGGCAATTGCTTTGACGGTGTCGCTGAGCCCACCATTGAGTGTTTCAACTTCCATCATCACTTGCATACCTTCATTGATGAGTTGTATGAGTTTGGCCTTTTGCTCGGCAGTGAAGTTACGTTGATCCATATAGTCTCCAAAAAAACAATTGTACATTAAAAAACTATTGTTGTCAACGCTGATATCGTCGAACGTGATGAAAGATCTGTGGATTAGACTTACGGGTACCTGGATCGCCGCCTACATTCAAACGAAGATTGGGATCAAGAGTTGGTGTAAAAGAATTAACAATTGTGGCCAAGTATCCATTGGTGGTGTAAATCAAAATCAATCCAACATTGTTTGTTACCACATGCTTGGAGTCAAGATCGAGTTCTCTGATTTGCAGCATTTGACTCTGTTATTATTTTTTTCAAATGTTCAATCTGACTGAGCTTCATTTCAACCATTTGCACCACTTGTTCAATACTCTCGCAGTTCCAGCGACGTAGAGCTTTGTTGATTGGGCTGTTGGGGTCTCTCTTTGTTTTGGCACTGGCACGAGATTTTTTCATTCCACTCATACGAGCGCAAAAACTCTTGCGACGCTTGGCCGATTTGCTGCCTTTTTTGAGCTTGCTGGGTTTGGTTGTCACAGCGGTTTTGAGTTTTGAACCTGGATTCTCACGACGATAGGCCTTGACTGCTTTTGAGCTCATACCATCGGTTTTATCTCGTTTGTTGGTCTTCTGCCAGTCTTCTGCAATTATTTCATTGATGTCCATGATCCTGATCCAAAACTATATTTAGTGCTCACTTTGTCATCAAAGGGTAGCGAATCCTTGACTTCTGGCAGCAGCCGCCCACCGTACCTTAGCGGTCCTAAGGTGGTTACTTGGGTTGTTCAATCAGTTCAGCAAGTTTGTATCTGGCTTCGGCAAAATTTTCAGCTTCAATTACAAACTCTTGATACACTGGATCGCCATCGCTGTCTTCTCCAATGATGGTGTTGAATGTGTAGGTGTTCATTGATCAGTGTCTTCGGCAACTTTTCTTGTGGTTGGCCCATACACAATGGCATGCGGGTTTATGCCACGGGATTTGAGACGCTGTGTCAGTAAATCAACGTGTTTGTTGGGAAAGTTTTTTGCCACTGGGATTCTAATACTGCGGCCTTTGTGTTGCCCTTTGATATAGACATCAACCAGTTCATCAGCATCAACGTGAGCCTCGGTGACATCATCACCGCGCAAGGCTGCAAGCTCTTTATCCAGTTTATCGCCCAGTGTTTTGTAGTGGCTGGGATTGGGCAACCCTCGTTCTTTGCGAATACGGTCGTGTTCACGTTCAGCTCTAGTGGGCCGGGGATAAACAATCTTGGCTTTGACTTTGCCACGGGCTTCGTCCATGCCAATGCCTAGGCCTGATCCCTGTACCAGTTTGGCGTGCTTGTTCCACCAGTCACGTTTGCTGATTTTGTATCGGCTTTGAAAAGCCATGTCAGGTAGATGTTTGTAGTCTTGAAATTCAATGGCAATTTCCTTCATACGACCTTCTTTCAAAGGAAACTGTGGACCTGGTGCGGATCCGCGCTCGGCTGCTTTTTCAGCTGAGTTTTTCCAACGTTCAGGTGTGCGACCAGTTGCGCCCATCATCCAGAGATCTTTGTAGTCTTCGGCCCCTTGTTTGACGTTGTCTATAAAGCCGGGCTTCTTGGCTGTTGTGGCATTGTCTTTGTCATCCTCGGCCATACCTTGTTGTATTCTTGGGTCAGTGGATAATCTACGACCATACTTGTCCAGTTTTTTAAACACAATAGCAGCGACACGATTAAAGATTCTTGTGGAAATATTGTTTTTAGAAAAATAACGTTCTAACGCACGATAAATGGTGCTATCATTGGCCATATTATTTAACTTTGCCAGGTTCTTATCTGTAGTCAGTTTTTTGGCAACGTTTAGAGCCTGTCTATCTAATAATGTACCAGTCACTGCTCGCGGTCCAAACAATTCGTCGTCATTGGTATTGCTTTCTTCCGTAACATCTTCATTTTTCCGACGGCCAGCACAATGTGCTCGTTGACTAAATCCTTTGGGGTTGTTGCAGTCAATGCTGCTTTTGTATTTCTTACTCCACTTTTCATCCAGCGTGTCTTCTGCTACACTTTCATTTTTCTTGCCATAGTTGGCAGCACCGCGTTTGCGACACTGTACTAGACGTCCTGATGCATAAGCACTGGGCCATACCTTGGCCGATGCTTTTACTTTGTAGTAACAGGCATCTTTCTTTTCATTTAGCATTGTGTCTGGATACATTGAACCACCACACTCAGGACACTGCTGTGTTTTTTCTTGGCTTTCTTTTGGCACACAGTTGGGAACCATGCGACTGCCTTTTTTCTTCATGCCCACCTGTTTGTAGGTATCCCAGCATTTCTCGTCAAGTTGAACTTCGTTGGTTTTCTTTTTGGTGGCAACATTTATTGCAGCACCTGTACGATTGGCGTTGGGATCTTCTCTGCGCTTGCGGGCTGCAGCCGATGCACGGCCTTTTTTGCCCAGAGCATGTGCTTTGGACTGTGGTAAACATTTAGGCTTGCCTTCGGATTCACTGCCTCTGGCACAGTCGCCGCGAATCTTGCCATCAGGGCCAAATCTCACCCACTTTTCTTTGAACCAATTTCTTAGATTTTCATCTAGATCAGAATCTTCTGCCTGGCGTGGGTTGATGCTTTCACCACCGCCTTCGCCGCCACCCTCACCAGATTCACCGCCGCCATAATAGCCGTAGCCTGGGAAGAAATATCTGCTCAATGCCCTTGAAGATTTTTTCTTTCTCTTTTTCTTGCCTTCTGCCACACCTTTGTTTCTGATGCTGAGCTTATCAGCAGGATTACCTCCACCAAACATACTACCAAAAGCATCACGTGCCTGTTGTTTGGTATCTGCTTTTTGTTGTTTGGCTACTTGTCTTTTACCTGTGATACCTTTGAGCATCTTGTCAAACTTTGGATCACCTGTGGCTTCTTCTATACTCTCGTTGGTTTGGCGACGGCGGCGAACTTCTTTCAATGCCGGAGCAGTTTCTTTGAATTCTTCCCAGCCCTCGATCATCTGCAGAGTCTTGGCGGCTTCGTCAAGATTGTCGTTATTTCGGCTTTCAATGCCGGGCATAAATTTAGCCCGCATTCCGCGCATGGCTATTCTGCCATCGGGCATTTTATATGTGCCACCGAAATTTTCTCGCATTCTAAAATCCAAGGCAGTCGAACTCCGGGCACCGTAGCTGGCCACGAACTGTTGTTGCTCTGGATCCCATACATACCAGTCGTCATCGTTGAAGTCTTCGCGCTTCAACGTGCTGTAATCAAAGTATCCCATGCCACGTTTTTTGGCAGCAAACTCAGGATCAATGGCTTCTTTGACGCGAGGCTTCTTTGCAGTTTTAAAGTCATTGATTTTCATGATTCTTCCACGTAGTCTTGTGCTTGAGCTTCCATGTTGCGATTACGACGATGTGCTGCAAAAAGTTCACAGGCCATTTCTGCTTCATCAAGTGTGCGGAATCGAGCCTTCATTGGCCGATCACGAATACGAATAACAAACCCATCATCCTCATTGCCATGTATGCGCATGTCTTTGCCATCGTCGGTGGCAATGGTTTTAACTGGTAATAAATCACGCAGTGGATCTTTCTGTATGTCTTGTCCGGCTTTGCTGATTAAATCACGATCTTTTTGTTTTTCTAATTTTTGTTCAATGTCTTGCAGGTAATCATCTAAAGTGCGACGCACATTGCTCAACAGATCCTCGGACATTTCTTTGCTTTCACCACCTACAAAGTAATCTGCAGTGGGGTGCCGTGGATCCTTCTTGCCGCCCAACACCGGTGATATGTCTTTGGGCTTGAACAGCGCCGGCAACTCAGGCACTGACTTCTGTTGTTTGTTCAACCCTCGCTTGGGCAATGCTGGCGAGGTAACTGTGCCTTCCAGCAACCTAAGTTTGTCCAACATATTTTTTATATCGTCGCTCATCGGCACAGTGCCATCCATTCACGCATTACCAAACTGGGATTTCGTTGCACTGCTGCATCTTGTGCTTTTTCTCCTGCAAGCATTGTTTGAAGATCTCGCTCAATTTGTTCAGGAGATTGAATGCCCAATCTATCAAATTCTTTTTGGTCACCTGATGCAAACGCTTTATCTATTGCTTGACTTTTTGCTTTTGCCTGTGGAGTGTTGTATTGTGCCATGACTTTGTCCTCAAGATCATCTTCTTGTACTGCTTGATCAAATTGTTGATCAGTTGGCTTGCCTACAAAACTTGATGTGGTTCCTTCGGGATTTTGAGCTGTTCTAGTTGTTATGCCTGTGACTTGATTACCGCCCTGTTGAACATCTTTTCCGGCGCCACCAAATCCTATACCTCGTGCCACCTTGGCGGTGACGTCTGAACCTAGAGGCACCTCGGCAGTTTGAACTGTGCTTTGATCTGGCCTTTGAGTTGATGAAATACTCACAGGCCCCACTTGTCCAGTAGTAGTCTTTTCACCAGTTTGATAGTTGGTTGATTTCTGGAATCCTTTAAAGCTGGGAGTTTGAGATGATGTTTTTTGTCCTGCTACATTGTAACTGGTTGCGCCGTCGGCGCCGCTGACAGTTTTGCCACCAGTAGCTGGATCAAACGAAACTTTTGTTCCATCCCCCATCTGCTTGGTTGAAAATTGTCCAGCACCTGTGGGAGTTTCATTGGCCTCAACCATGTCAAAATATCTGCGTAGCTCTGACAGTTCATCTTCTTGAACAGATTCATCAGGCCTAACTTTTCTGTTGGCCATGGTCTCCATATCTGCCATTGATTTGTTGATAAATTGTTGTTCTCTTTCAGGACTTCCTGCACTCTGGCGCATTACACCTTGTGCAGGAGGTGCTTCGTTCAGAACATCTAAGTATGCTCGCATCTCTGCGCCATTAAATGGTTTTAGTCCGTACATCATGCTCGTGCATCCTTTAAGAAACTGCGCAGCATCCAGCCATGTTTGCCGTGCGCATCTAGGCGTTCAGCAATGAAATTGGCAATGCCTTCCTGACGTTCGTTTTGAGCCGATTCAAAGCATTGATTCAACAGGTCAATCATTGCCGCATTGCTGGTATAGAGTTCTTCCAACATGATACGAGCACGTGGAATTTTAGTCTGCCCGGCAATGATGCTTAGTTCACTGAATCTTTCAAAACTACCTGGGGTGTATTCATCCAAGCTGCGAATAAATTCAGCCGTGCGATCAACAGCATTGTCGTTGACTTCTAAATAAAGCTTCTCAAAGAACTCATGCAATTGTGCAAAGTCCGGACCTTCAACATTCCAGTGAAAGTACTGCGCTTTGACAGCAAAAGCATAACTACTGGCCAATAAAACTTTTAAATCATCTGCGAGCACGGCGTTTTCCTTTTCTCATCCATTGCGGAGTATTAGCGAATGGTTCATTGGTATATTTACCGCCAAAGAACGATCCAGCATTTCTGTGCTGGACACCGCCCAAAGGGGCATCTACCGTGGCAATTGCGCCGGCAGTGGTGGTTTCTGTCACAAATTCTCTAGCTCTCATCATGTACCTTTATTAACCAACCGCTTTTGATGGTGGCCGGGCCTGTTGTTATTTGTGTGTTGCTCCAGGTCAGTGTGGCATTGGGAGCAGGTTCCACCAGTTCAATCTTTATGGCATATTTGCCAGGGTTTACCTGCATCTGAATACATTCACGCAGATAATGATGCTGCCAAATCCAAGTTCTTTCAACAAACAACTCGTCATTCACAAACACTCTGTAGCGTGGATTTTCACTGTGCCAATCACAGAATACATCACATTCAACTTTGACAAAATAGCGACCCATTTTATATTTATTGAGCAGTATAGATTGCGTACACACTGAGTCTGCGCTGAAATTCCGGCACTGGCGTGCTCATGCTGTGTGAGATCTGAGCTTGATTGTCCATGATATATCCTGTGTTTGGTTGATAGGGTATCTTGACTGTGTGGGAATCTAGATGAAATTCTGTGCCCAATTCTGGAAGTCCGGGCTCTAGATAGATTTGTATGGCAATGTCTATCAACTCAGTGTCGGTATGTGGGACAATACAGTACCCAGGGTCATCTCGCCACACTGAAATACTCAAAAATCTATTGTTTCTAGAGAATTTGCTGTTGACTGCCGCAGTGATGTTTGCAAACACCATGTGCGTTTCTTCAATTACTGAATCTGGTAACCAATTTATTTTTTGTCTGTTGGGATAGGCTTCAAGTCCAGACTCAGTGGTTTCAGGCTGCCAGGGCAGAGTTTCACGTAATTTTGCCAGCAGTTTGTCCAGCAACACTGGATACAAAAAATCCTGCACACGAAATAGTCCAGATATCACAGTTGTGCGTGACTGCAGTAATTGCCAATAGCTGTAGGCAGTGGCCTGTTCAACAAGGGAAGAATCTATACTCACCTGATATTTAATTTTAAATACATCAATGAGAACAGAAACTATTGAATTTACAATTGTGCTTGATCCGCAACATTGGAGTCATCCACCCGGGGCTGAAATCGCCATCAACAACACAGTGATCTGGGATAACTTTGTTACCCGTCGTACCACCGTGAGATTTCATCACAGTCTCCAACACGGCGACACACAGAGTTTGACTATACGACGCTACAACAAAACTCACGATCACCCCAGTACCTTACATGGCATGAAAAAAGATCAACTGTTGACAATACAGCAGATCACCATTGATGGTGTGGATATTCAAAACATCATTTACAGTCGCAGTTGGTACGAACCTGACTATCCTGAACCCTGGGCACAACAACAGCAGGAACTGGGGCAGCCCTTACTGAGTCAGGTTCCCGGGGAAACTGTGTTGGGACACAATGGAGTCTGGCATCTGACATTTGAATCACCGTTTTACCGTTGGCTCATGGATGACGTATGGGCGTGAAAAAACTACTACCGTTGAGAGATCAACATTTGGTAAAGCTGCGCCAGCAGTGGTTTGCCGGGCAACAACACATGACCACCAAGGAAGAATTTTTACCCGAGGCAGTGGAGTGGTTTCGCAGCACTCGTATCAATGATCTTCAGGGCTGGGATGAATTTCCTGACACCGATGTCATACTTGGCTGCACACACTTCATTGAAAGTCTGGTGCTCAAGCATGGCTGGGCAGGACTACAGATTTTGCCGCAGGAATATGCCTACTATGGATTGATGGGCAAGCATGGCACTGAGCCAGGTATGCTGACGCCAGGCCGCCCGTTGATTGTGAGTTTGCCTAACTGGCGCTGGGCTGACCTTCGTCCGGACTGGCCTGAAGTGTTGCGTGAGTGTGAGCGAAAGAACATACCCATACACATTGACTTTGCTTGGTTCACTGCAGCACGAGACATTGAGATTGATCTAGCGCATCCCTGCATAGAGAGTTTTGCCATGAGCCTCAGCAAATATGCCATGGAGTGGAATCGCATAGGAGTGCGATGGAGCCGTCAACGCAGCATGGATTCAGTCACTGTGTTCAATCACTTTGAACGCACAGCCAACATGGCTCAAACCAGCGCAGGCAGTTACGTCATAAACAACTTACCGCGAGACTATGGGTGGAATTGCTATGGCAACAAACACGTTGAAGTCTGCAGTGAGCTGGCAATACAGCCCACAAAGATATTTCACGTGGGCATGACAGAGTCTGGGCCTCAAGGCATTGCCTCGGACCTGGTCAACGGTATTGCATTTGATTGAGTAGTTCGGAGAAGTTGGTGGCGGCTTGGTCAATTGACCATAGTCTTGATTCTTCAGGAAGATCATTCATGAGCTCGTACACAAAAACAAAACACGCCAGATTGAACGCTGTGGGTTCGCGGTCAAACACCCGGTAGAGATTCAGCGGAGTTATGTTGACCACCAAGCGTTCTTCATCCACAGGATAGTGTTGTAACATCCAGTAGTCACGCCAGAATCGCCAGTGGTTGTCTTGCAGGGGCAGTTCAAACAGTTCTTCACACAGCCGTTCAAACGGACGTTCACGTGACAGTACGCCAAAGTCTATCACACAAGAATTGTCAACAGTCACAGGCTTGGGATCGTTTTTAAACAACTGATAGTAGTGATTGATAAAATCAAATGCAGCAGCCACAGTGGGGTCAGTGTCAGTGCGTGTTTTGTAGTAGGCAGCGGCCACGGCCTGCAGTATAGATGTCTTGGGCACAATGCGCACAATCATTTCGTCGGGCCATAGCTCACGCAGCAGTGCATAGTTGGTGCTGTGGCAACGAATTATTTTTTCACCATTCCATCTATCGCGTAGGTCACGTAGACTTTGATCATCATGCCCATTGCCATGTAGATGATCTGTGCTGACATTGCCACCTGCACGATCCTGCCGAAAAAAAGCCTGCCCAGTGCGTCCGCCCAACAACAAAAGTTCGGTGAGCCAAGAGCCTGAACATCCTTCACGGTCAGTTATGATCATGTTTTGCTAAGTTATTGTTTCACCGGTGGTATAGCTGTACGACTTTGATCCGCTGTAACTGCAGCCTGCTTCAAGCTCACTGGTATTTTGACATTCTTGGGCCGTTGATCTTTGTAGCCGGGTCTGAGAAAATCTTTGGTGGCTTGATCATACCCCCAGTTCATGCTGGGCTCGTTGATTGTTTTTATATTTTCTGGCTGCACAACCTTGGCAGGGATAGTGGTTGATCCGGCTTTTTGATGCGCTGCCAATCTGTGATGTCCGTCAACTACTTGGTATCCTGTGTCAGTGGGCTTGACTGCAATTGGCGGCAGTTCTTTGCCGGCTTTCAATGCATCAGCCATGCGATTCACCTTGGTCCAGTTGGCCTGAGCTTTCTCTGGAGGTTCAAACGTGTCCACACGCTTGATGTTGACAGGAATCACAGGTGTGGTGTCGTCTCTGGGCGGACTGTAGGTTGATCCCATGGCGCCAGTTTTGGGATATGAAAACGAAGGTGCTGCGTTTTGTACTGCTCTCATCTGACGAATCTGTCCAGGTCCCAGAATATCTTGTGCACCGTATTCTCTCCCACTGGGATCAAATGTATCTAGTGTACCACGTTCTTTGTAGCGACGAAGTTCAGGCGAGATATCTGGCCCCAGTTGTATCTGTATAGGATCTACTTCTGTAATAAATTCTTTGGCTCTCATCGCAATCTTTTTTGTGGATCTGAGCTTAATTTCTTTTGTGGATCATAGTCCACTGAATCAGACTCAGGCCAACAGTAGATATACTGACCAGCAAAGTCCTTGACCAGCATCCAACGGATGCCACCTGCTGAATACATGTGCGTGTCAGCCTGATAACCTGGCATGACTTGATTGAAATCAACATCACCAGGGCCTAGGTCTGTGCCGTACTCGCGTAGATATCCTGCCACAGCATTGACTTCTTGTGTGGTGTTGGGACCTTGACCACCCAGGTTGGCCACAACATGAATTCTATTGGTTGGTGTTGCTGTGAGTGATCCAAACAGATTGCGTCCCAGTTGTCGGATCATTGCTGCCATGTTGCCAGGCAGTGCTGCCACTTGATAGAACTCGGGATTCTGTAGACCTGCGGCTTGAAGATTGGCCGATGCCACTGCAGGCAAGTTGCGTGTGTTGACATCTACCGAGGGCATGGTTTCGGGTTCAGTGTCAGGATAGTCTGGCAGGTCTGTATCAATCTCTATGTTGCGCAATTTGCCCAACATGTTGCTCATTTGATCAGTGGGCGTGATGCCAGCAGTGGCCTGCTTTGTACGTTGTGCTGATGCTCGGCGCACATCTCTAGGCTGACTTGGCTGTTGATCTTTTGGCTGTTCAGGTTCTTGACGTGTCAAGGGCTGATCCATCTTTGGTGTAAACATATTGGGATCTAGGCCCGGCTGATCAGTTTTTGTTTTTGTCTGTGTCTGTTTCTTTTTGTCGGCTTCGGTGAATATAAGGTTGGTCCACTCAACAAATTCTCTCAGATAGTTGTTGGTAGATTCGCGCATGTCCTGATACACTTGAGCCACAGCGGTTTCATATTCAATGAGTTCATCTACATCAATGCCTGCATCTTCAAGGTCACTGGCAATGTCTTCTTCAACTCCCTCGGCGTCAAACTTACGCAAGGCTCGGTGATATGCAAGCCATCCCGGCGCTGTGCCTTTGAATTGGAACACGTCAGCGACTTTTGTCATTATATTGGCCAATTGTTGTAGCCAACCAAGATATTCAGCATCCTCATAGCTTTTGGCCTTGCCGGCCTGCGCACGACGCTGGGCTTGAGCAATCTCTTTGATGCTGGCTTGCGCATGAGCACGTAGTACCTTGGCAATGATTAATCTTTTAGGAGTCCCAAATAGATCTTTGTCTGGGGCACGGCGGCCGCCGGGCTTGGCAGGTGCAGCACCGCCAAACATGTCGTCATCGTTTTCTTTTAATGGTTTATTTTGCATAGCGTTTTCCGTTCTATTCTTGCGAGTCTAGATCTGGTATTGCTGTTCTAGTTCACCAATGTCAATGCCATGTTGCCACATCACACTTAAAACATTGTCATAGATGACAGTATCTCCGTTGTCAGCCCACTGACGTATCAATGTCAGCCCTTGGCGAGTGCCTTGGGTGCTGAACACTCGGCCCACTGTCTGTAAATCCTTGGCATCTTCTTTGTCACTTTGCTCACTCAAAGGATCATTGTAAATTTCTTCGGCCAGCTTGATTATAATCTTACCAATGAAACGATTCTGCGTGAGTCGACTCTGATCAGCGAACATATCATCCTGCTGATACTGATCTCTTTGTTCTGAGATACGACGTGCATAGCTGTTGAGTCCTGCTTGCTCAAGACTCCATGTTATGTAAGAAAATGCACGAGGAGTCAGTGTGTAAATCTGTGCATTACCTTCAAGTATATCTCCACGCTCGTAATTTAATGTAGCCAAATATATTTTTTCACGAATTGACTCCATGTCTTGGGGCCTAATCTTCATGACTTCGCTCATGGTATCAAAACTTATTTTTCTCAACACATTGGCCACAGCATGCCCTCGAGTAATCAACGTTTTTTCAGGTGTGAATAGCTCTTCATCGGATTCTGGCTCCTTGACTTCGCCGAGTTCATCTTTGTAGTGTTGTTTATATATGTGCAGCATCTCATTGTAGAACTCGTCAAAACTGTCAAAACTTGCTATTCTCTGCAGAGCCAGTTCTACAATCTTAAAGGATACATTGTGACGTGTCATGAATTTGTTGAGTTCATTTATGGTGTCATCGCGAGGATCTTCGGGGGGATAGACATTGACAATGGTCAGGGTCACAAGATCTTCCACAGCACGAAAGATCCGGGTCAAATGGAGAGTTTGAATTTTTGATTGTGAGGAGAACATATCATCGTCGGAAGCTTCGGCCAGGGTTCCATAGTGCAACACTGGTGTTCCTTGATGAGTAAGATCAAGTCGCAACATGTCAGGTGGATACGATGCTGTAAAACCTTCGCCATAACTTGTTGACATTTTAAATGCTATTTCGTCGGGAAATTCGCTGAAACGTCCCACTCCCAGCACACGAAACTGTTCGCCGCCGCTTATTTCCAACCAGAGTCCTGTGGTGTTAACCAGCTCTTTCAAATATCCGGGTGTGAGTTTGCGTCCGCCAAACAATTCATTGTCATCATCTTCACCAAGAACATTTGAGAACATTGGTGGAACTTTGACACTGAGCCAGCCGGAGTCGGTGAACTTGCACTCAAATCCTTGACTTTCTAGCTCTGCTTTTATTTGCAGTGCCACCGGTGGAGTTTTTGGCGAATCCTCTCCGGGCTTAGTTGCATATTCTCCAAACCAAAAGGTGGCCTGCCCTCGTGTGGCACGTGGAGATTTTGCACTGACTCTTGTTTTAACTTTGAATTTGTTTTTAGCTAGGTCTCGCACAATTTCAACAGTGCGTACATAGGGATCACGCAATGTAGTGAGTTCAGTGTTTATGACCTTGGCCAACCGACCGGGCCTGCTAAACATGTCGTCATCGTTGTTTTCACTGAGATGTTCAAGATAATCGTAAGGATCCTTGGCAATCTTTTCTAGTTCTGCCACAGCCTGCAACACTTTGTCAGGGGATTCTCGGAATGCCATCACTGCCATGGGATCGTGTTCGCCATCATCCCACTTGTAGTACAAGTTGCTAAACATTTTGGCACTTTGAAATATTGCCTCAGGGCCAAGCTCGTCAAGTGTGTATGTAATTTTTTTCCATGCAGCATGTATTCGTGCATGCAGTCTAGATCTAAGATCATCAGTGCCAAACAGGTCTTGGTCAGATTCGCTCTCGTACATTCGGGCTCCAGGCAGTGGTTGTAAGATTACTCCATCACGGTAGGATTCAACCGCCCAGTGACGATCACGCCAGGCCAGCATGCCCCGCTGAGTTGGAGATCGATACCGCATCCAATAGCCTGGATAACCTTCCATGGGCGGATTGATCTCAGTTATCTGAGCATCTTCACCGTTGCTTTTAATTCTTAGATACACTGGTATATCATTATCTATCATCTGTTGTAAGTTGATGCGAGTCACTGCTCGTGGTCCAAACAATTCGTTGTCGCTGGTATCGCTTTCGTCAACGTTGCGTGTTGATGGCACAAGTATATTTTTTCCATTGTCAAGTTTTTGCAATTTCACAGGAATTGAATCATAGCCCAAAGTAATGGTCATGCCACTGCGATTGAGCCAGGTATAGTTGGTGGGAGTTGCTCGTATGATTTCGCGCAGGCGCCATTGATCTCTGGGCTTGCCAACGTCAACCGCATAGTAAACTGGCTGACCAGTTTGCACCAAATTCATGACCTTTTGACTCACACTGCGTTCAGCAAATACGTCATCGTCATCGCTGTGTGTTTCTTGTAGTTTTTTATCGCGAGGCCACAGCACAAACCCATCTTCAATGCGCTGCAACTGCCATTCGCGGTCATTCCAAGGCAGGATGCTGCCACTGGTTTGAGCATCATCAAGCCAAAAACTGATAAATGGTTTCATCTGCCCAAATGTCCGCACCTCGTGCCGAATTTCTTTGACTCTGCACCGGCGGTCTTTGTCATTGGCTACAACGTTGGTGATGTACAGTGGTATGCCTGCTGCCAGAATAGATTCAACTTTTGGCAATGTGGCAATTGACGCACCAAACATGTCATCATTGTTGTTGTCTTGAGACTCCGTGAATGAATCCAATTCCATTTGATACATGGCTGCATAAATCTGATCGGCCATGAACTCTTGCGTGTTTGGAGATTGAGCATGCCAGAGTTTATCTAACCGAGAGTTGTTCCGTAGATATTTTGATATGTTTTCCGGATAGATGCACTTGTTGGATGGCGTATTTTCTCGCCAGAGAAATCTAGCAATCTCTCGCACCAGATTTGTATAGCCGAATAACTCGTCGTTGGAAAGATCTTGTATTTCGTTAAACCGCACGACCAGTCTCCGCAAGCATGTTATTGTACATCTTGGGAACTTGTTTCATGATAAATCTAAACACTGGATCACGCAACAACAAATCAGTGACATGTTTTATAGAATCTTGGTGCCAGTCCCATGTGCCACGGCTGGCCTCATTGCCAGTTAATTCATCCTTGAGCATCAATGCTGCGGTACTCTTGTCGGTTAGTTTCTTTATCTTGGGGTCGGTGCTGAGGATTGTTTCAATGCGATCTTCGCTGCGTTCGTCGCCAACACGCTCTTGAACTTTGTCCCAGAACCCACCTGGTGCTGCCATTGCGTCAACAAGTTGACCAAGATAATCAGGTATGTTGGCAGCAATTTCTTGAGCCACCCGGGGCGGCAACGCCAGGCCATATTCTTCTAGAGTTTTGAGTCCAAAACCTGCAATACGATCAGAGTACTGCGAAATGAAGTTGGCCATTTGTGATTGCGCAGTGGCTCTATAATCTTTGATTGTGTTGACAAATTCATCTGTCAACAACGGCACCATGGTGTATTTTTCTGCGTAGTCTTTGAGTATGTTCTTGAGTTGCGGATATCTTGCTGCTAATTCTGTCATGCCTTTTTCGCCAATCTGACGATCTTGTTCGTTCATGAACGAACTGCTTTCAAACTGCCACTGATACTTTTCGCCAGGGTAAGCAGGTTTGCGAGGAATGATGATAAACAACGGTCCACGCTTTGAATAGTTGTCAAAGTAATTCATACCTTTGGTGGCTGCGGTGCACCAACGTGTGCCTCGTCCATAGTAACAGGCTGCAGTTTGATCCAAGGGCTGTAGCACAACCAAGTCGGCGTCACGATACAGTTCTTGATATTTGCCCTTTTCAGCATCGCCAGCAGTGTCGTCATCTTCGGCAGGATCATAGTATTCGTCTACCACATCCATGAAGTCTTCAAGACTGGTGTAACGATTGAAGTCGTTGCGTGGCACAGGAATCTTTTTGCGCCGATTCATACGATCAAACCTTGTGAGATAATCTGCTAGAGTACTGAGAATATCTTCCATGGAGCTCTGTCCATTGCCGTACATTTTGGCAATGGCCTGAGTGTATTTTTTGTTGGGAGTGGGGTCGGCCTGTTCCAGTTGCTGTAACAAAAACTGCAGAATGTTGTTGCGGTTTTGCTCACTCATTGCAGGACTGCGCAGTTCTTTTTGTGTGTCTGCGGGCAACGTGCTATCTTTCTTTGCAGCAGCCAGCATTTTTTCGCCAAAGTTCTGCAGAGTTTTGGCTTGATCGTATTCCAGTAATTTAAATTCTAAAAGTCTCATGTTTGGTCACCAAGTATCTTATATTTATTTTGAATTTCGAAACGCTTGCCAAGACTCCATGAGACCAGATTCCAGGGCTTTTTCCGGACTCCAGAACATGTTCTTGCTGCCCTTGACAGTGGGCTGGAATCCTTGGCCACGATAGAACTTCATGAGTTTGGCCTGACTCACTCGCCCTTTGTCCCAGGGATACAATGTCAATGTTATATCAGCCTCTCGTGCCAGCTGTTGTAGTTCTTTGATTGCACGGCTGCCCACGCCCTGTCTCAAGGGATAGGCCTGGAACCACTTGATGTCCACAGCATTCTTTTTGCTTGTACTGGGCACTAATTCAAACATAGCAAACTGTTGATCTTCACCTTCACCGCCCATGGGCATGACATGATTGTTTTGCCAGGTCTGTGGATACATGTCATGGATTTGATCAATCCATGCCTGCGGTGATATTGGTGCGGCAGTGGCCTGAGACTCGTTGTTTTTGCTGCGACCAGACTTCATGTTGGCACACCAGTGATACATTTTGGCCTTTTCACCTGATGCGTTCTTGGCACGGCGTCGTAGGTCTGTGACAGAACCGTTGCAACTTGCACCTGCACGTTTGACACGACCCGGTCGGCTTTTACCTTTAACCTTGCCATCAGCAAAGTTTTCTTTAGCAATATGTTTAGTTGGATCAAATTGTTTACCTGACATAGAGGCAATAATTTGTTGATATTTGTGATCTCCAAGGAATCCTGGATCGTTAAGTTTTTGTTTTACTAAGTCCTTAAACTCAGGACGCTCACGCCAGTTCCAAGAATCACCATTGAGTGGTGTAACAAGACTAAATCCTGGTTTGCGAGGATCACCATTGTTGTCAGTTACTTTTAGATGCTTGCCGTAGATTTCATCAAAATTCAAGCCTTCCGCTATACCCGGCTTTAATCTAGTCAACTCGTATTCAACTTGGTCACCAAGATCATTAATAAGAGCATCATACCCCCAAGCAGCAGCATAGCGATCAACTAACCTATTATATAATTTGGCTCGGCTTTCACTGTTTTGGCCAGGCGCAACGTCTTTGGTTGCGGAAAATGTCAAACGCCACGGATTGTGTTCTTTAATAAACTTTTGTATAGTATTTAGAACTGTGGCAAATATTCTTTGTGCATCACCTTCACCGGTTACTTCCTGGCTAGGCCCTCGCCAAAATTCAACTTGATATTCGGCATCACCTTGGTGATTAAACATAATGCTCAAGTGAGAACCATCTGGCAATTGTACCAATGAATCATAATCATCATGTTCGGATTTTTCTAAATCTGTTGCGTAAGGTTGATCAAACGCTTCCGCCACACCTTGCGTTAATTCTTCTGGCACATTAAATAACCAAACTTTAGCTTGACCGTCTTTTGCCATTTGGGCAGTTAATCTTGTATTACCGCCTATTAGTTCTAAATAGCCGTCGCTGTATCTAGCGACAATAGGCATTTCTACATCGCCATTGGCAAGTTGCGCCAACGCTCGCTTTTGTTTTTCGGGGTCTAGTAGTTTAAAACTTTTAGGATCAGCGGCATCGGTATTGTTTATTTTGTTAACATTTTTTCTTGTAACTGTTACTGGTTTACCTTTGCTTACAAGTTCAATCCATTTTTCCTTACCTAGGTTAACAAACTCGGGATATCGGGTTGCTTCGTCCCATTCACGATTAAAGTTAGGAGAGCCTTCCGCCACACCTTGCTTCATTGATTGTTGTAGATATTGTTCGCCCTCACCAGTTACGTACCAATATCCATCGTCATCTACAATATAACCGTTGCTACTCAAGCTGTCTAACACATTATCATACTCGGCAGTTCTTGATTCATCTTCTTGGAAATTTAATCCCAATTGTGCTGCGGTATAGATAGCATGTAAAACTAACAATTTACCTAATCCTTTGCCTTTGAATTCTGGATAAATCTCGGCTATGCTACGACCTGTATCAGCGTCATATTGGTATACTCCAACTGGGTTGTTACTAATACTTAAAGTAGTTGCAAATTTATTTTTGCCTTTTTGTATCTGAAAACTAATTCTATTGTTTTCCAAACCCCCCGCTACACCTTGCTCGTCAATGTACATTCTAGTTTTTTCTGGATCATAATTTCGTCTGTGTAATACCACTGCATCTTTGGCATTGCCATCCATCAATGAATTAACTATTTCATCACCAACAATGGGATCTTGCACCCACTGTGGGTAAGGATAAATCACATAATCAGGAAACATCCCGGCCATTTTTACATATAAGTTACGTTTCTTTGGATCATCAGTTTCAAACACTACCACAGGCGGCTTGTACCTACGCAGATAATCACGACAAGCAGCGACAACAGTGGAAAATATTGCCACAGCATCACCTTTGCCGCTGGTATGATAGAGGTTATCAATATAAAAATGCACAATAACCAGTATAGCATGTAAGCCACCTTGATCGGTGTCAAGCACACTGTCAAAAACTATTCTACCTGATCTATTGTCTTTGGTGTCAAAATAGTATTCCATGTTGGCAGGACCAGTGACCCTTGAAGTTAGTTCATAGGGCTGTGTCCATAATTCTGTTAGGTTTTCATACATGCGAACGATTGGTAATTCTCCTTGAGCATGCGGAGGTTCAGCAATCACAGTGTTCACCTTAAATGCTCCGCTGTCTAGCACTTGAAAGCCTAGAGCAATTTCTTCATATGGATTATAAACCCAGAACTTGCTCCCTGGTTCATACTGGCGCATTTTACTCTTTACACGACGTAGTCTTCGTATCGTACTTTCTATTTTTGAAAGAGGAATTTTTCTCTCCTCTGCTCGATCATAAAGATGCTTGCTTAATGCAATCACAATATCATCAATTTGAAGTGTGCCAAGAATTGTGGGCGGATACAATGTGCCCAAGGTGGCTTCCCTCAAGGCTTCAAGACTATTCACTTGACCAGGCTGTTCAATGCCATGGATATCAATACTGTATGTGGGATCTAAAAACGTATCTGCATATTTCTTGCACAGACGTCTGATGTCAGGATTGGCAGTTTCTTCCAGGGTGAATTCACGCAGTTCAGTGAGACCTTCATGCTGTGTGTGATCCATGTAGCCGCAATAGACTTTGTGTACATTGCTTTGATTGATACGCTCAACACAGGCCTGACCCTGACGTTCGGCCATGGGCTCGGCACAGGGGCTGAGAGTTGTGACAATAATAGATCCATCAGGTATTGTACCGTAGCGTTTTTCGTAGGCTCTCATAGCAGCAGGTTCAGCATGTAGATTTTTGTCTTGGCTTAGTCTGCGATTCAGTGCAGCCACAATGCAATTGTCAGGGTCAATCACAGCAGCAGCAACCATACCAAATTTTGGATGCTCGGCAGCCTGCAGCATTTCACACAGCCGAATCAACACACGATCTAATTTTTCGTGCTGAGATATTTCAGCACTGGGATTTTCTTGAACAACTGTTGGTTGCACAGACTCCAACACCGGCTGCTGATTGTAAAATGCAATCATTGTGGTGTAGAGTTCATCAGTGTCGCGTCCATAAATTTTGTGTACCTTGGGTTGAGCGACTTTCATTCGCTTTTTACCAGCAGTGACTGGGAACAGATACAGTTGATGGTTGCCTACTCTAGTCCAAGGTTTTGCGCCCAGCTCTTCGACTTTCCACTTGTAGAACGGCACCTGAGCTCGTTGCATTTGCAACAGGCCCATGACCTGTACACCAGGTATCTGACTGAGTCTAAGCCAGGCACGTTGAGAGTCTGGAGTTTGAGCTGTGCCGGCTACCAGGGGCTTTTTCAAAATAGACAATGCTATGCCATACAACGACATGCCTAGGCCTTGTCCTTGATACTTTGGCAACACTTGAATTTTATCAACCTCAAACATCTTGCCATGATCGTCAATGTCAAGCCCGCCAATCACTTCGCCATCCGGAGTCAAAACGTAGATATAGTAGGCAGGACGTTGATTTGATCGCTGGGGCACGACGGTATACAAGTACGGCGAACCTGGCAACTGTCGGGCCGCCTTCCTTATTTTCTCAAGGTTCTTGTTTGCTGATTGTTCAGTTTCTCCCCAGCGGCCGTACGGGTCCGGGCTCAGCCTATTCATACTGGTGGAGCCGGCACTGAACTTTGGGAAACTTTCTATTTCATCTAGATTCATTATCTTGAACTTTACGATGTTGATTTTGTAGGCTGGGCATCAGCAGTGCCGGCCGGCCCTGTGAATCAGTTTGCAAGGCCATCTTGTTGGCTTCTTTGCCAACCTGGCCTGGCTTGATATCCACGGTCAACGCCATGGCATATCTAGGATCTCGTGCTTGTTTCTTTGTGGGAATATACCCTGACGCATTTTCCTGCACAGGGTCTTGCGGTTGCGGCAAAGATTTTTTCAAGACTTGCGGTGCCTGATTCTGTGCATAGTCTCTCACTGCTCCAATCAATTCTTCTCTAGCACCACCTGATGTTATCTTTGACAGGCCATGCAGTTGTCGTAAAAAATTAAGACCTTTTTGTATGCTAGGACCATCTTGCGGTGGAGGTGTGGGTTCATTGTCTTGCTCTTTGACAGGCCGATCCCAGACCTCAACGTCTGGCGGTGGCGGTTGCTTGAACGCATCTTTGAATGGCTTGGGCGGAGCAGTGAGGTAATTTATAACGTCTTTCAATCGCTCCTGCCAGGCCTTTTCGTTGGGATATTGTTTTAGTTTATCCTCTAGCTCGGCTTTTTCTTTTTCCAGCTGTTGTTGCATGGCCTTTTGAACTCTTAGTTCATACTCAACTCGCTCAGCATCAGCGGCTATTTTTTTTCTAAGGTCTGCTTCAATGCTTTTGGGGTTCTCACCACGGCTGAGTCGATCACGCAAGGGATCAATTCGCGGATCTGACTCCGGTGGTTGTCCTTTGTATGGTGGATACACTTTTTCTTGCAAAGGTTGCAGAGTCTTAGGATCAAGATTCTTGGGAGTCACAGCACGATCAATTGCATCTCCGGCACTGCGTAACCATTCGTACCCGGTTTTCTTTATGGTGTCCAGCACACCAGGTCCTTCGGCAGGCATGGGCTTTATGGGATCAGGTGTGTACCCAGCCACATAGTTCTGTGTTTGTTTGAAAGGTGGAACTCCACCATATTTTGCCACGTTGCCAGGGCCAGCGTTGTAAGCAGCCATAGCCAACACAGGATCTTTCCAGCGAGTCAACTGCTGACCAAGAAACTGAACTCCAGCACGAATATTTTGATCAGGATCGTTGGGGTTGGTCACTCCCATTGTTTTCTGTGCCACTGGCATCAATTGCAT